AGTAGGTTATTTCCAACCAATGTGGGAAGAGATGTTTGAAGCAACTCGTTTAGAATTAAAAAGTCTAAAACAGAATAAGTTAGCTTCATAATTAAGTTATAATGTAACTATATTCGTCTACGGCTAACGCTGTAGTGAGAATACTTTTCAAAAGAGAATAAGGCCATCCTGTGAGGTGGCTTTCTCTTTTTCAATACCACTAGACAGAGGCTAAAGAGGTAATATTAAATCAGTCGGCATCCACACCGACCTCCTCCCATCATCGGCTCTCTTAGGAGAGCTGTATCTATAACAAAGAGCTGTTAGAATATTTAAATGCCTAGAGTGGAATGGGACCCAGAAAACGAAAGTTATAAAGAATTCAAACAACGTCGTTCTAAATCACATGGCGTATCTGGAATGGGTCAAAAAAAAAGAGAAGGCACTGGTAAAATTAATAAATCAGAGCTCAGAGAAAAATCTTTAAAACGTGCTAAAAATAAATGTGAATGGCCAGAATGTGATACAACTCAATGGTTAGAAATGGCTCATATTACAGGTATTGGTATGGGTGGTATGAACAGGGATATTTCAAACAGTGAAGGTAATGTAGCTATATTTTGTAAGTATCATCACGATATTTTTGATGGTAAAACTATATCTGGAGCAAAAAGAGAGTACACTAAATTTGTAAGAGCTTACTTGGGGAGATATGCCTAGATACGATTATAAATGTTTAGCTGAACATTGTGGACTAGTTAGTGAAATTATTCACAAGATAGACATTAATCCAGAGATTAATTGTCCTAAATGTCAGTCAGTCATGTTAAGACAGATATCAAAAAATGTTATGTTTGAAACCCCTGTGGATGTTGAGTGGGAAAAAGACCCCTCTGATTTATCTGTTAGTTCTTATGAAAAGTATCAGAAAGCAAAGAAAAAGAAATTTAGGTGGTAACAATGAGAGAATACAATTACGAACTTATTACTGAGGAAGAAAAAGAAAATATTATTAACAACGAGATTAAAAAACTAGAAGCTCAACATTGGGCTTTGTGTTTAATGGAACCTCATAAACTTCAGAATCCCGAAGAACATTTAGCTTGGCAACAAAACATAACGACACTAGAACAAGCTATGACTAATTTAAAAAGAAGAAAAGCAGAGTACTTAAATTAAGTGTCAAACGAATATGTAGCACAACTACCTCCTTTGCATGAAGCGCAGAAAAAAGTTGCACAATCTGATAGTCGTTGGAAAATTCTTTGTGCAGGAAGAAGATTTGGTAAAACTAGATTAGGCGTACAACTGTGTTTAGAAAATGCCTTAGCTGGAAAAAGAGCTTGGTGGGTTGCACCTACTTTTGCAATTGCTAGAGTTGGCTGGAGAGCAATAGAAAATGCAGCCTATTCATTTCCCGAAGAAATAAGACCTAAAATATCACTTGCTAATATGGAAGTTCATTTTCCGAACGGTGGATATATAGGTGCTAAATCTGCTGATAATCCACAACGTCTAAGAGGTGAAGGTCTTGACTTTTTAGTTATGGACGAAGCTGCATTTATAAAGCCAGAAGTATGGAGAGAAGTATTAAGACCAACACTGACTGAAAGAAAAGGTGGAGCGTTATTTATTAGTACTCCTATGGGCGTTGGTAATTGGTTTTACGATTTGTGGGAAACAGCAAACGAATTACCAAACTGGGAAAGATTTAAATTTTCAACTTTAGATAACCCTAGTATTGACCCAGAGGAATTAGAGAGTGCTAAAGCAGAAGTAGGTTCTATTGTTTTTGCTCAAGAGTATATGGCAGAGTTTGTTGAATCTGGACAAGCCATGTTTAAACCAGAGTGGTTTGCATACTACTCAATTAAATCAAACAATTTATGGATAGGTGGTGGAACTCAATGGAATCCAGAACAGTTAAGTTTTTTTGGTGCTGCAGATATTGCAGTTACAACAGCAGATGCTTCTGACTACACAGCAATTGTGAGCTTCGCTCAGACACCAGATATGAGAATATTTGTTAATGACGTTCAAAGAATAAAAGTTGAAGGACCTGATGTTGTTCCAGCAATTAGAGACATGTACAGAAGATATAATTGGAAACATGTTTTATTAGAAAAACAAGGTTTATCAAAACCCTTTACGCAAATGGCTCAAAGGAGTGGATTGAGAGTTATAGAAGTTTCTGCTGATAAGGATAAAATAACAAAGGCTTTGCCATTATCGGCTAGGATGGAGGCAGGAGATGTGTTGTTTCGAGCTGATGCAGCATGGGTACCTGATTTAGAGAGGGAACTTTTGACGTTCCCGCTTGGTGCTCATGATGATATGGTAGATGCATTAGCTTTAGGAGCACAACATCTGCAAAACAAAAGAACCTGGCAGGCTTTTTAATGGAACAAGAAAATAAAAGTAGATTTCAAAGAATTGTAGATATAATTAGACCTAACTCTGGTGGAGAAAAAGCACAGGGTAGATATAATCAGAACTACGGTTTGGATTCATCAGTATATGGTTACAATACTACTTCTGGATTTTGGGAAACAAAACAATTAGAAGAAATTGGTGATGGTTCTGCAAACTCAGCTGTTATTGCTTGTCTAAATGTATTATCAACAGCTTTCTCAGAGCCAATGTTACAAATTGTTAAAATGGACGAAGCTGGTAACAGAGATGTAGACTTCAAACACCCTTTATTTGATTTATGGAGAAGGCCTAATCCCTATATGTCATCTGGACTTATTAGTCATTATATTGTTTTAGCTTTAAACACAGTAGGAGATGCTTTTCTCTACAAGAATAGAAATACAAAAGGAGAAGTAGTTCAATTAGTACCACTAATGCCAAGTTTAGTTCAAGTAAGAGGCAACGATAAAGAATTAATAACGCATTATGAGTATTTTGTTCATGGAAGTGGTAATGCATTAGATTTACCATATAATGATGTTGTTCACATAAGACAAGGTATTGACCCTAATGACCATAGAAGAGGACATGCTCCACTTAAAGGTGTTTTAAGAGAAATTCTTGGAGACGAAGCTGCTGGACAATGGTCAGCTGCTTTATTACACAATATGGCTGTACCAGGAGTTGTACTTTCCCCTAGAAACGATGCCATGGGTGGACCAACAAGAGAAGAAGCTGAAGCTATTTCTGAGTCTTATAAACAAAAATTTGGTGGTGCAAATAGAGGACAGCCAATGGTCTTATCGGGTTCTATGAATGTAGATGTTGTATCTTTCTCTCCAGACCAAATGAAACTACAAGAACTAAGAAGACTCCCAGAAGAGAGAATATCAGCAGTTTTAGGTGTCCCAGCAATTCTCGCTGGACTCGGAGCTGGACTGGATTCGGCCACGTATAATAATACAAGTGAATTAAGAGAATTCTTTACTGAACAAAAACTTATTCCTTTATGGAAAACTGTTGCAAATGAACTAACACATCAATTACTCTTACCAGACTTTGGTGAAAAAGAATACATATGTGAATACGATGTAAAAGAAGTTAGAGCTTTGCAGGAAGACATGGACGAACTTTATAAAAGAGTTAATACAGGTGTTCAAGGTGGATGGATAACAATAGGAGAAGCAAGAAGAGTTGTGGGTCTTGAAACAGATGATAGGCATGATATTTACTTAAGACCTCTTAATATGATTCAAATAAACGAAGAGGGTCAACCTTTATTAGAAAGAGATAGAGTCATGTATGACGGAGAAGACCCTAAATCGAAAGCAATATTAGATTCAACTGCTGTACCTCCTGAATCTTCTAGGGAGCCACGAGTACAAAGAACAGAAGAACCTAGGGGGGAAGAAAAATATATTGCTCAAATGCCTAGTGGTGCTTACTGTGTATTAGAACACGAAGATAACAAAGTTGTAGAATGTTTTAAAACTAGAGAAGAGGCAGAAAAGTTTTTAGCTTCTATGAAAAAAGATTTTGAACCTGTAGATGAATTAAAAGTATCACTTGAAGAAGCTGAAGTTTTATATGAAAAAGAATCTGAAATGTTTAATCCTTCAGAAAAGAAAGAAAAACCTAAAAAAGATAGAACTAATTTCCCTAGCTCTGGAGATGATATGGCGATAAGGATTTCAAATTCTAAATACAAACAATTTTCATATTCATATGCAAAAGATTTAAAAGAAAACTGGCCAGAAATTTGGAGACTAGCAGGTAACGGTGGTAATCCGCCAACATCTTTTACAGGTAATGATGCTTACAGTAGATGGTCTAAATATCAATCTGGAGACAGAAGTGAATCAGTACTTAACTGGGTAAAAAGAAGAGAACGTTACATGGGCAGACATCAAAATGATAATAGATTAAATGGTGTTATTGCAGCAATCAAATGGGGTGGTGTTCTAAATATAGGTGTTCCTAAAATGAAAGCAGAAATTAATGAAAGAAAGAAATTAGTCAGAGAACGACGAAAGAAATCTTTAGAATATCAAAAACAAATGATTGATGAATTCTACCTTTCTAAAGTTAGTGGGACTATTAAAAAAACACTCACTAATAAACTTAAGGAACACAATGCTAAAAATCCAAAGTACACCGTAAGGTTAAGTACTCTTATAAGGGTTTTTAATAGAGGTGTCGGTGCTTATCGAACAAACCCTGGTTCAGTGAGAGGTAATGTTACTGGTCCTGAACAGTGGGGAGTAGCGAGAGTTAATGGGTTCTTACACGCTTTGCGTACAGGACGATTTAAGAGAAAGCCTTACGATACAGACTTGTTGCCTTCTTCTCACCCTCTCTCATCTAAAAAGAGTGGGATGAAAGCTTCTAGTGTTAAAGTAGGTCAATCTGTTTCTTGGTCAATAAAAAAGGACCCAGACCCACCTTCTACAGTTCATGGTATTGTAACTTCTGTTAATAATGAAAAACAAACTGCAACTATGATGGTATGGGCAATAATGGAAGATGGTTCACATAAAAGAACAGATAGAAGTGTTGTGATGCCAATATCTATGCTTAGAGTTATAAAAGATATTACCAAGGAAAAGACACATAATTTGGCTTCTAGTTGATATTATAGTTACATAACTTAGTAGGAGTATTCTAACGACATGTCAAATAGAGAATTAAAAAGTATAGACCTAGAGTTTAAAGAAGAATCAGAAGGGAAAGTAAGTGCTGTATTTTCAGTATTTAACAACTTAGATTCAGATGGTGATATTGTTCTTCCGGGTGCAATAGAATCAGGATTTAAATCAGGTTCAGTTCCTATGGTATGGGCTCACAAGTGGGACATGCCAATCGGAAAAGGAAAAATAATAGAAGATGGTAGTAAAGCTACTTTTGAAGGAGAGTTCTTTATGGACACTGAATCTGGAAAAGAAGCATACAACATTGTAAAAAATATGGGCGACTTACAGCAATGGTCATTTGGTTATAAAGTAGATGATAGTGAAAGAGGTACGTTTCAAGATGGCGAAAAAGAAATTGATGCTCGATATCTAAAAGGACTTACAGTCTTTGAAGTATCACCAGTTTTAGTAGGAGCAAATCAAGAAACTTATACTATGGCTATAAAGTCTAACAATGATTTACTAAAAGAAATTTCAAAAGAACCAGAGGATGAAGTTAATTCTGAGTCTGAGGACGAAATGCCTGAAGAAAAATATTCAGGAAAAGATTTATTCAAAACAGCGGAAGAAGCTGAAGAACGAGCTAAAGAATTAGGTTGTTCTGGTAGTCACGAGCATGAGCACGATGGTACAGTTTTGTACATGCCTTGCAAAGACCACCCAGCTTACCTTGCTTCTATAGAGAAATCTATGAGAGAAGAAGAGGAAAAGAATTCTGCTGAAGTAGAGGAAAAAGATGTTGAGAAATTAACTTTCTCACAACAAGTCAAAGATGTGCTTGCTGCATTGGACGACTTAATGGCACGAGCTAACGCCATTGCGATGTTACGTGCTAAGGATGGAAGGAAAATGGGAATAAAAGCTACTGACGCTTTACGCGCAGTGCAAGAATACCTTACAGAGGCTAGTCAAGAAATTGATTCATTTATTGGAAATTATTCTGATGATGAAATAGCTGAAGCTGAAGAGACTATCTCATCAGAAGTTGAAGTTGAAGCAGAGGGTTCTCCCGATGTTGAAACTGTTGAAGTCGAAGTTGAGGAAGAAGTTATAGAAGAAGAAGCTACTGAAGCTGTTGAAGTTGAAGTAGTCGAAACTGAAGAACTAGTTCCTGTAGCTGAAACTACTGAAACTGCTGAAGAGGAAGAAGACTTAGTTGATGAGGAATTTGACGCACAGTGGATAGAGAGTCAACAATTATTAGCTGAAACTGTGGATATCGAAATAGAAGTATAAATTAATATCACAGGAGAATATCGTGAAATCAAATGAGATAAAAGAGCAAATCGCTCAATCTCGTGAAGAACTTAAAGGCGTATTCGACGCATCTCAGGACGGCAAGTACACACCTGAGGCCAAAGAGAAAATCAAAGGTCTCAACTCTGAACTAGCTGGACTTGTTGATGATTTAAAAGTCGAAGAAGCTAAAGTTTCAAACGAAAAAGCAATGGAAATTGCTAACGAACCTGTCAACACTGTTCCACAACCTGAAGTATCAGGAATGGAAGCTCCAAAATCTATTGGAGAACACCTAGTAAATACAAATGCTTATGAAGCATATGTAAACAATGGTGTTAAAGGTGTAGATTCAAATGTTGAATTTAAAACAACTTTGAATACAACAGGTTACGCTCCAGAGAGCTTAAGAGCTCCTGGTATCCTGGAAACCGCTTTAAGAAATCCAGACAGCGTTATTGGATTGTTTGACCAAATTCAAACAACACAAAATGCATATGTTTATCTTGAAGAAACAACATTCACAAACAATGCTGGTTCAGTTGCTGAAGCCGCAGACATTAGTACATCTAATGAAGGTGCTTTAGCTTTTACAGAAAGAACAGAATCCATCAGAAAGATGGCTACATTCTTGCCTGTAACTGACGAGCTTCTAAGTGATGTTGCTGGAATCCAAGGTTATGTTAACTCCAGATTGTCAACAATGATGAAGTTAAACATGGACAACCAACTCCTTAACGGAAATGGTTCCGCACCTAACTTGACAGGTGTTTTAAACAAGTCAGGAATTAATACATTTGACTATACAGGTGACCCATATGGTGGGGAACTTGGAAAATTAGGTCAAATTTATCAAGCTATCACTGAAATTAGGAAAGATGCATTTGTAGAACCAGATGCAATCGTCTTACATCCATCAGACTGGTATGACCTTGTCACATCAGTTTCAGATGTTACAACAAGCGGTTCAAAGAACCCATTGTTTGTAGTAGCTGGCGGATTTGGTGATAACCCAGCTCCAAGAATTTGGGGTCTTCAAGTAGTACCTTCAACAGCTATTGCTGCTGGAACAGTACTTGTGGGTAAATTTGGCGGAGGCGACGCTGCTCAAGTAATAATGAGAGAAAACGTCGACCTTGCTGTATCTGATAGCCATTCAGACTTCTTTGCGAAGAATCAATTGGCAATTAGATTAACAATGCGTATGGGTTTTGCAATTTATAGACCAACCGCATTTTGCACAATTACAAATATGTAATTGAGATTATTTGTTTCTTGGGGTTAGTTCGTACTAACCCCAAAAACAATTGGAGGAGAAAATGTTTGAAAGAGATTTACAACCTTTTGGACTTATAAAAAGAAGTAAAGAATTTTTTAAAACATCTGAAGATATTATTGAATCTTTTAGAGTTAAAATCAAACCAACAACGGAGAATATAAATGAGTTACAACAAGCCGAAACCGAAGAGGAATAAAAAACCAAAAATTCGCAAGAGATAAGGTAGGATTAATTATTATGTACAAAGTATTAGAACAAAACGTTTATAAATTACCTGACGGAAAAATCTGGAAAGGTTCACCTGCTGATTTACCTACAGCACAAGCAGACTTAATTGCTAAAGCTGGTAAGGAATATCCAACAGAGTGGCTTAAAGAACAAGGTGCTTTAGAAGTTAAGAAAGCTCCTGCTAAAAAAGAAGCTTCTGAAAACAAAGAAGCTCCTGCTAAAAAAGCACAAAAACCAGTTGAGAATAAATCCGTCAAAGTAACAGACACTAAATCAACAGACAAGTAAAACAGGAGCTCTAGAAAATGGCTTTCTGTACTGCTACTAATGTAGAAGCATATATGCAGTTTGATATTGATTCTGATTTAGAGTCTCATCTTACTAATAATATAATTCCATTAGCTGATTCTGTAATTAAAGAGTACGTCGGTTATGACGTAGAACAAACAACTCAAGTTGAAACTTTTACAGGTGACCAAACTAAAGAATTATTTTTAACTCATCTTCCTGTTAACTCAATAACATCAGTCGTTGAAGATGGTTTTACACTAACAGCTGGTAATGAAGAAGACTTTGTATCTTTTTCAAATGGAAGACTTCAAAAAGTAGGCATGAGATGGTCTTATGCTAAACCTCAAAATATAGTAGTTACCTATAATGCTGGATATTATCCACGAGGCTCAGGTAATTCACCAGAGTTACCGATACAGTTTAAAGCAGTATCTGAAAGAGCATCTGCAAGACTACTACAATCATCTTTAATAATCGCATCACAACAAGAAGCTGGGGATGTACAAGGACAATCTTCAACAGAAGTTTCTAACTTCACACTAGGAGATAGTCAAAGAATAGGTGACTATTCTATACAATATCCAGGTTCTTTAAATCTCAACTCTACAGCTGTTCTCACAGGAACTGACATGTCTTTGTTAGCTCCTTTTAGAAGACAGTTTTTTGTATGATATGCCAGCACATTTCAATACAAGACATTTAATAGACACAATAACGATACAGCGAACTGCTGGAGTAACTGTAGATGAAAGAGGTGTTGAATCAGATTCTTGGGTAAATACTTCTTCAGCTGTCAAATGTAGGTTAATTAAAACAAGTGAATCAGAAAATAGAGACGGAAGAAACACAGTAGTACAAACTTTTGGATGTGTAGTTCCTGGAAATACTGACGTAAAAGCTTCAGATAGAATATTTGACGGAACTAAATATTATGAAATACAAAGTGTTACAGAAGCTAGAAAAAGAGATGGCGGAATATATTATAAAAATTTAAGCTTGCTTCATAGAGAATAACTATGGCTTTGTTTAGCTCTTCAAGACAATTAAAACAACCTAAAGAAAAACTATATAGGGGTCTTAAAATTGGTGGTGACATAGGGGCAGCCACAGGAATTAAAACTAGCAAAATACGTGGTGTTGGTTATGACTTTTTAGATACAAGTAACACCAAAGATGCAGTTATAAGACAAATGAATGGAGAAGGTCAATCTGTAGCTAGACGTTTTTCTTTCAAGGGTGCAGCTAAAGTTATGAATAGTGCATTTAGTTCCCTTGCTCCTGACATTGGTGGACTTGGCGGTAGGGCTATGAATGTAGCCTATGGTAGAGCTTCAAAGAGAGCTCTTTCATATATGGATAGAGTTTTATTTAGAGCCAAGTTAGAAATTAATCCTAAAAGAATGGACATGGCTATGCAGAGAGAGTTAACAAAAATTAATAGTCCATTAACCAAGTGGCAAAGAAGTACACATGCACTTGCTGTAGCAAATGCTCCAGACCCATATGCTACTGCCAGAGCTCAAAAAGCTTTAAGAGGAGATGAAAGTTTTGCTGATTTAAGAAAACATGATGATATACTTTCTGCTTATTCTACAAAAAATTACACTCCTGAAGAAATAGACCAGTTAATACAAAAGGCTGACTTAGATGAAATTATGTCATCAAAAGTAAGAAAGCCTCAAAACATAGAGCAAATACATCATCCAGACAATATAAAAACAACATCTTACACATCTGAAGAGGGTCAAGTAACTGTATCATCAGCAGCAACAACGACAGCAAAAGAGTTAGACAACCTTGTAGATTCACTTGACGAGGAGTATTTTGATTTTTTAGTAGAAGGACAAGGAGTGACCTATGGTTTTGGTGCAGCGGGAAATGCTACTCATGAAGAATTAGTTGGAGCAGCAGGAGAAATGATGAAAGCTGCGTCAGAAGTTATAAAAAATACACCATTAACTAATCATGCAGAATTGAAGTCAGGTCAAATTCAATATATAATTGCAAGCACACTTTTAGAGAAAGCTAGAAACGGAACTGAT